TGTTCACGAAAAGCTGACTCCAATGCCACCCGGACAATTTTATCATGTCCAGGTCCTTTCCATTGCATCGTCAACTTATTATCATCGCCTGCATTCTTCAACCTGATCTGGTATTTTTGACACACATCATAAAGTATGCCAGTACACACATGAACCCCAACGAGAGAAGTATTGACTTCGCCAGACGAAAGAGATCCTTCCATCTTATAAGCAAAACTACCATCACTTGTCCTCCCCTTAACTATGGACACGAGCTGTTTTGACAACAACTTCATGACATCACGTTTTTCAATATAACATGAAGCGATGAGCTCGTGATTCTTTTCTAACAACCCACTATAGATACTCGCATCCAATTTAGCGACATCAAGATCTATAGAACAAGGGTTAGTAAAACTTTCCCAGTCATCCGCAATAACTGCAGCTAATTCCACATAATTCATCCCTTTTGTTACCACGGGATAACCATAAACCTTATCCACAGCGTGGTAAATCTGCTCTTCTACCGGTTTGACGTAACAACCGGTCGCCAAGAGATATGGGGGATGCGAGGGTGAAATCAGCCTGGGAACCCTGTCAACTTTATCCGAACGTATGTCTTTTTCAAACTTCAAAAACATACGAATATGTGAATCAATATCCTCAAGCCCTACCTCAAAGAGCTTTGCGTAGGCTTGTTCGTAAACCTGGCGCTTACGGCCACTATACAACCCTGGGTATTGCTCCCAGGGGATAGGAGCGGCGCAACCATCAACCTCGACTCTTAAAAGGCGATTATATTCATTCAACATATTGGAACGGTCGTCTGGGGGGTAAGTGCTATACGTCGGTAGATAAACGCCATTTATCTTACGGTAAAACAACCGTAAGACAAGAGCGGCAATGACGTTTTCTAACGAGTTATTAAAGGCCCCGACCACCTTGGATGTACCCAACCCATCCAAGACGTGGAACTGTCGGGGCCGTACAAGGGCACCCGATTGCCTTAGTATCAACCCGTGTGTCTTCTTCAAGTAACCTAGTTTCATTACTGAATCATAATCACTTGAAGAATCCCCACCTACTAAGGCAACTGGGCACCCTCATACCGAAGATATCTCAGGACCGGGACGACGCCCGACCCTGAGATACTTCTGCCACCAATAATCTACAGCTACACCTGTCAAACGTTTCTTTTGAGCAAGTGCATTGTATGAACTAGAATAATGGTGCCCTAACAAATCATCAGCCGTAGGAACAAAATACCGATCCACAATAAACATCAGTATTCTTCGGCGATCAGTTAGTCGCAAATTTTTATCTATCATTAACTTAACGGCGTACTTATGAATACAAGCACGATTAGCCGGGGTATCGGGAGTAGTTCCAAAGTGAAATTTTTCACGAATTTCCAATAACAACTTGGTTTCATAATTCCCTCTATGATTGCGTTTCATGGCACGTGGGGCATTGCCAACAAAATGTTCAAGCTCTTTCTCAGTAGCTTTGGACATACTAGGAGGAATTGAGGGTGCTTCCACATCTTCAATATCCTCCTCATCATCACAATCTAGTGTCACGTGATGTTTCACTAAACTCTCAATCTCGTTCGGTATAATCGTTTGTTTCCTGCGCCACTGTGTAATTAAACGCCACATATTTGGTTTAT